CCACTACGTCCATGGGCAGGCTGATGCTCAACATCCTGCTGTCCTTCGCACAATTCGAACGCGAGGTCACGGGCGAACGCATCCGCGACAAGATTGCGGCCAGCAAGCGCAAGGGCCTGTGGATGGGGGGCTACACGCCACTTGGGTACGAGGTCAAAGACCGCAAGCTGGTTATCGAGGAGAAGGACGCCGCAACCATTCGGCGCATATTCACCCGCTTTACGGAAATCCAGTCGATCACGGACATCGTGCGGGAGTTGTCGCTAGAAGGGATCACCACCAAACCCAACCGCCTGAAGGACGGCAGCACGCGCAATGGCACGCCCATGGACAAGAAGTACCTCTCCAAACTCCTGCGCAACCCCATCTACATCGGTGAGATTCGCCACAAAGATGCCGTATTCGCTGGCCAGCACGAGCCAATCATCACCCGCCAGTTGTGGGATCGGGTGCAAGCCATCCTTGGCGAGGATGCTCACCAGCGCATGGGCAAGACCCAGACCCGGCACAAAACAGATGCCTTGTTGCGAGGGCTGATGTACGGGCCCGACGGCGGCAAGTACCACATCACCTACAGCAAGAAGCCCTCAGGCAAAAAGTACCGCTACTACATCCCCAAGGCGGACAACCGGTACGGCTACCGCAGCAGCGCCACCGGGATGATTCCGGCCGACCAGATCGAGGAGGTGGTGGTGAACCTGCTGGTTGGCGCGCTCCAGTCGCCCGAAAGCATCCAGGGCGTCTGGAACACGGTGCGCCGCCAATATCCTGAGATCGACGAGCCGACCACTGTGCTGGCGATGCGCCGCATCGGAGAAGTTTGGAAGCAACTGTTCCCCGCAGAGCAGGTGCGGCTGGTCAATCTGCTGATCGAACGCGTCCAGCTCCTCTCCGACGGCGTCGACATCGTCTGGCGCGAGTCCGGCTGGCGGGAACTGGCCGGGGAGCTGCGACCGGACAGCATTGGCGGCGAAATGCTGGACATGGAGGTGGCGGCATGAACCGATCGTCCAAGAAGCTGGTCGGCGATGGCAAACCCCACGAACGACGCCATCCGCTGGAAGGCGGTGGTGTCCGGATCACGACTTTTGTGCCCTTTCACTTCAAGAAGCGCGGCATCAAGAAAGTGATCGTTGCCCCGGAGGGAGTCAGCCAGCCGGTCGCCGTCACGGAGACGCCGGTGCTGACACCGGAACAGGATCAACCCCTGCTCAAAGCGTTGGGGCGTGGCATCTATTGGCAGCAACTGATCGATAGCGGTGCGGTGGCCAGTGGTACCGAAATCGCCGAACGCGAGGGGATCCACCGCTCCACGGTCAACGTTTTCTTGCGTCTGGCGCTTCTCTCTCCCGACATTGTCCAGGCGGCCTACGAAGGACGGCTGCCCCGGGCCGTGTCGCTGGAATCCATCTGGCGGGCCACGGTGCCCTTGGACTGGGATGAGCAACGCAGGTTGATTGCGTCACTCGGGTAGCGGGGGGACACGCAAAAAAAGTTTCTGCTACGCCAAAAGTAGCTGTTGCTACGCCGGATGTAGCGCCTTCCTCCTGCTGCGCGCAGTCCAGCGTCAAACGCGGCTTGCAAGGCGCTCTTCACGCCCCAGACGCTGACATCGTGGAAGTCCAGGCTGTCGCGGTGGCGGGTTTGCAGAGTTTCGATGAACAGGTGGTCAAGGGTAATCGATTCGAACAACAGTTCGATCTCGTCGGGGGAAAGTGCGGTGGGGGACGTCTTCTTGGCCATTGGGGGCTCCTTGGTGGTGGGTTGCTTGTCAATCGACATCCGCATTCACGCGCTGTGTGCCACAGAAGCCAAGCTCTTTCTTATCCCGGGTGATTCACTCGCCTTTGCCTGACCAACCGCATCCAGGAGGCCACCCACTTGCACTGAGTAGATCAACACCATGGGACTGTCCATTCGCGCCTACGCGCGCCACCGAGGTATGTCGCACGTGGCCGTCAAGAAGGCCATCGACACGGGGCGTATCACACCTTTGCCGGACGGCACGCTTGATCCGGTGGCGGCCGATGCCCAGTGGGCGGCCAACACCACACCGACCCGGCGGTCAGTAGCGGCAGAGCCCAGAGAAGCACCTCAGGCGCCCGCAGCAGCCCGCGAGATGCCGCAGACGCCCGCATCTGTAAGCAGCCGTCCGCAGCGTGAAACGTCCGAACCACCGACTCCTGCGCTGTCCACCGGTGGAACCTCGCTCCTGCAAGCGCGCACCGTCAACGAAGTCGTCAAGGCACAGACCAACAAGGTGCGTCTGGCCCGTCTCAAGGGCGAACTGGTCGATCGGTCGCAGGCCGTGGCCCACGTGTTCAAGCTCGCCCGCGCCGAGCGCGATGCCTGGCTCAACTGGCCGGCACGGATTTCTGCGCAGATGGCCGCAGGCCTGGGTGTGGATCCGCATGTGTTGCACGTGGCGCTGGATGCCGCCGTGCGCCAGCAGCTGCAAGACCTGGGCGACTTGCAGCCCAAGGTGGATTGATCATGGACGAGCTGTATTACGAAGGCTGGGATGCCATCGAGCGCGCCTGGCGCGAAGGCCTCACGCCCGATCCGCTGCTCACCGTCTCTGAGTGGGCCGACAAGCACCGGGTGCTCTCCAGCAAGGCGGCTTCAGAACCTGGCCGCTGGCGCACCAGCCGTACGCCCTACCTGCGCGAGATCATGGATTGCCTGTCGCCCATGTCGCCGATCGAGCGTGTGGTGTTCATGAAGGGGGCACAGGTCGGTGGCACGGAGCTGGGCCTGAACTGGGTCGGCTACGTGATTCACCACGCCCCCGGCCCAATGATGGCCGTCTGGCCGACGGTGGAAATGGCCAAACGGGCCTCCAAGCAGCGCATCGATGCGCTGATCGAAGAAAGCCCCGCCATCCAGGAACGGATCGCGCCAGCGCGCAGCCGGGATTCGGGCAACACCATCCTGGCCAAGGAGTTTCATGGCGGTGTGCTGGTGATGACCGGTGCCAACAGCGCCGTGGGCCTGCGTTCGATGCCGGTGCGCTACCTGTTCCTGGACGAGGTCGATGGCTATCCGCTCGATGTCGAGGGTGAAGGCGATGCGATTTCGCTGGCCGAAGCGCGCACCCGTACCTTTGCCCGACGCAAGATCCTGATCGTCTCGACGCCAACCATTGCCGGGGCCAGTGCAGTCGATCGTGAATTCGAAGCCTCGGACCAGCGCCGCTACTTCGTGCCGTGCCCGCATTGCGAGCATCGTCAGTGGCTGCGGTTTGAACAGTTGCGATGGGAGCGCGGACAGCCTGAGACGGTGGCCTACATCTGCGAAGGCTGTGGTGAACCCATCGCCGAGCACCACAAGACCTGGATGCTGGAAAACGGCCAGTGGCAGGCCTGTGCCCCAGAGAACGCCGGTCGTACAGCCGGGTTCCATCTCTCCAGCCTCTATAGCCCGGTGGGTTGGCGCAGTTGGATCGAGATTGCCCGAGCCTGGGAGTCGGCGGCGATGTCCGACACGCGTTCGGCCTCGGCGATCAAGACCTTCAAGAACACCGAACTGGGTGAGACCTGGGTTGAGGAAGGCGAAGCGCCGGATTGGCAGCGCCTACTGGAGCGACGCGAGGATTACCGCGTCGGCACCGTGCCCGCGGGCGGCTTGCTGCTCACCGCCGGTGCTGACGTGCAGAAGGATCGCATCGAAGTCTCAGTCTGGGCTTTCGGGCGGGGCAAGGCGGCGTGGTTGGTGGAACACCGGGTGCTGATGGGCGACACCGCTCGTACGGAAGTGTGGTCGGCCCTGGCCAAGCTGATGGGTGAAACCTGGACCCACAGCAGCGGCTGCCAATTGAGCCTGGTAAGGATTGCTCTGGATACCGGCTACGCCACGCAGGAAGCCTATGCCTTTGTGCGCAGCGTGCGTGATACCCGGCTCATGCCCATCAAGGGCATTGCTGGGGGCGCAGCCCTGATCGGCACGCCGACCGCAGTGGATGCGACGGCCAGTGGCAAGAAGCTGCGCCGGGGCATCAAGGTGTTCCCGGTGGCCGGCGGCATTGCCAAGCTGGAGTTCTACAACAACCTGCGCAAAAGCGCGGAGGTGGCCGAGGACGGTGTGACGACCAACCAAACCGTGCAGGGCAAGATCGACGCGATCAACAGCACCGTCAATGCGGCAGTCGCCACCAACGATGCGCGCGCCACCAGCGCCATCAACAGTGTGACCAGCGCGGTCAACGCCGAGTTGGGCAACATCCGCCCCTACAGCACCAACTATGTCTTCTGGAACACGCTGAAACCTGCTGATCGCATCCGCATCTTCCCGGCCATGGTCATTGGCCACCCCTGGCAAGACGGGCAGTACGTGGCGGCAGATGCCGACGGCAAGAATCCGGTGGTCTGGGACAACGAGGCCGGCGGCTACCGCCCCGCCGACAGCATCAACCGCAACCCCTTCGTCGAGTGGGGGGCGATTGATGAGTGGAACGCCCACAGCACGGGCGATGTGGGCCACGGTTATGGCTCGGCCTTCTCGCCGGTGCTGATGAACCCAGTCACCGGGGAGCCGTTGACCTTCACCAACGCGATGGGGGAGACCGACTACTACCGCTGCTACGCCGATTTCAGCACTGACGGCATCCCTACCTCGGCCTGGCGCACGCTCTTGCCCTATGACGACCTGCACGCCATCAGCAACCGCAAGGCCTATCTGGTGATGTCGGGCTCCGTGGTCGGCCATCCGGACCAGGTGGCGCGCACCTTCGTGAACGTAGGGGGCACGGAGCATGGCAACTACAGCGCCACGCACAGCTTCCAACTGCAAGACCTCAATGGCGACGGCGAATGGGATGCCGTGGTGACCAATTGGGCCCGCCCCCACATCTGCCGCCATGCCAGTGCACGATCGCCCGCGGGCAATCCGGCGCGCGGTGACACGCAGGCTTCCACCGGCCTGATCGCGCTTCAAGGCCAGCACTATGGCTCAGACGGTGGTCACCGCAACTTCGTCAACGCCACCACCCAGCAACTGGCCGATGACCCGACCATCGTGCCGGTGCCGTTCACCAATACCGACAGCTCGCTGTACCAGGCGGCCTGGGCGATTCCCGTGGGTGACTTCGCCGTCGGCAACAACGTCCGCTGGCGTGTCTACAACTGGGGCTTCACCGGCCTGATCGTCGAGGGCTGGGGCCTGGCCTACATGTCCCCGGTGCAGCGCTGATCCCTACCCACTTCAGATTCAGGAGAACCCCCCATGTACGTCAAACGCAAAGACACCGGCGAAGAGCTGTTCCGTGGCCCGGCCACCAGCGCCAAGGCCTTTTATGGCAATGGCACCCGTCTGCTCGACCGCATCGTCGACACCACCGATCCGGCGAACCCAGTTGAAATCCAGCCGGGTGTGGAAGTGTCGCTTGAGCTCTGCTATGAAGACACCCTTCCAGAAAAGCTCCTCTACCTGGCCGATACCGACTGGTATGTGGTACGAGAGCAGGAGACGGGCAAACCCATGCCGGTGGAGGTGCGCGCCCGTCGCTCGGCCATCCGCGTCTCGATGTGACGGGGATGCGCCATGCCCGATCCCACCCTGTCTGAAGCCATCCAGGAGGCCTACGCGCATGCACCTTCGGACGCGATCATCCTGCACACGCTGGAGCTACGCCACCCGGACTTCCGCGATGATGCGGGCAATCCAACCGCCATCCGCGTGGTGCGCGACCAGGTCGACCTGACCGCCCGGCTGGAGGCCGATGCCCCGCTCGATGCTGGTCAAATGGTCACTTTCATCGCCATGGGCTTTGATCTGGATCTGCCACCAGTGGACACCGCCCCGGTGCCAGAAATCGTGGTCACCCTGGACAACGTCAGCCGCGAGATCGTGCGGCATCTAGACGCGGCAGCTGAATCGCAGGCGGTGATCGAGATCACCTACCGGCCCTACCTGTCCAATGACCTAGAAGGTCCTCAGATGGATCCGCCCATCACCCTGGTGCTGACCGAGGTCGAGGCCGATGTGCAGCGCGTGACCGCCCGCGCCCGCATGATGGACATCGGCAACAAGGCCTTCCCCAGCCGTACCTACACGGCGCGGGAGTTTCCGGGGCTGACGCGATGAGTGCCTTACAGGCAACACAGCTCACCGACTTGATAGGCCTGCCGTGGGTGGTCGGCGCTCAAGGGCCTGACGCCTACGACTGCTGGGGCTTGTTTGTCACCGTGCAGCGCACCCACTTCCAGCGCTCACTTCCAGAAAACCCCGTCGATGCCACCAATCTACGCGCCGTGCTCGATGCCTTCAGCGGTCACCCCGAACGCCAGCGCTGGCAATCGGTGCCCCAGCCAGAGGAGGGCGATGCCGTCCTGATGCGCCAGTCGCGCTACCCGGTGCACATCGGCGTGTGGCTGGATATCGATGGCGGTGGCGTGCTGCATGCCGTGTGCCATGCCGGGGTGGTGTTCCAAACCTTGGCGGCGCTCGATGCCCACGGTTGGCGCATCGAGGGCTATTACCGTTTCCGTGAGCCAACATGAGTCCGCAGATTCCCGCTGTACCCGTGGCAGCAATACCGCAAGCCATCGTCGTCTGGCCACGTAATCCTTTCCATCCGGCAGACAAAGATCTGCATGCCGTGGAAGTGGGCAGCACCGTCGCCGACTGGATGCGCGCCCAGGCCATCACCGAATTCCCGCTGCCCACGGTCTGCCTGGTCAACGGTCAGCCCCTGCTGCGCCGTGACTGGTCCATCCGCCCGCTGGCGGCGCACGATGTGGTGGTCCTGGTCGGTCTGCCCGGTGGCGGCGGAGGCGGTGGCGGCAGCAACCCTTTGCGGGTGGTGCTTTCCATCGCCGTGATGGTGCTGGCCCCGTATGCCGCTGCCGGACTCATGGGCTATGGCATGACGGCCGCCGGCATTGCGGCTGCGCAAGCGGCTATGGGTACCATCGGCTTTGGTCTGTTGGCTGCCGGGGTCAGTGTGCTGGGCGCCTACCTGGTCAACGCCCTGGTACCCCTGCCCAGTGCCAATGTGCCCTCGGCGCAAAACGCCCTGGCACCCAGCCCCACCTATTCGCTGCAATCCCAGGGCAACTTTGCCCGCCTGCTGCAGCCCATCCCGGTCATCTACGGCCGCCACCTGGTCTACCCCGACCTGGGCGCCACGCCTTACACCGAGTACCTCAATAACGAGCAGTACCTGCACCAGTTGCTGGTCATCGGCCAGGGCTATCACGAGATTGAGGCTGTGCGCATCGAAGACACGCCCATCCAGTCTTTCGAAGAGGTGCAAGCCCAGGTCATCCTGCCCGGTGGCCAGAACACACTCTTCAACCACGACGTAGTGACAGCCCCCGAAGTGGCAGGCCAGGAGATTCTGGCGATTGACGATCCTGCCAACACCCGGGGTGAGTCGATCGGCCCCTTCATTGTCAACCCGCCCGAAACCCGCATCGACAGCATCGGCGTCGACATCCTGTTGCCGCGTGGTCTCTTCTACGCCAACGATGGCGGTGGCCAGGACGCCAAGGAAGTGCGCTGGACGGTGGAAGCCCGGGCCGTCAACGACGAGGGCGAGCCCACCACCGGATGGCAGACGCTCATCAGCGGCACCAGCTACAGCGACTGGAGTGGCTGGAACACCACCTGGTCCACGGCCAGTGCCGTCACCACCCATACCTACCATTCGGATTCCGAGGGCGGTTACTACAGCACCACCTATGGCCCCCCGCCGATGCCAGCCAACACGCTGACCGAGGAATACCAGCTGGGCGATTGCGCCAGCCAGGACTACGAGTCGGGCATTTGCTACAGCTACTACATTCAGCGCCGCACCCGCAGTGCCTACAGCCAGCAAGAGGTGATCAGCGCCGCCACACCGGACACCATACGGCGCAGCTACCGCTACCCCGTCACACCCGGCCGGTATGAAGTGCGCGTGGTTAGGCTCGACCACAAAGACACGCGAGCGCGTGCAGGCCATGAACTGCGCTGGGGCGAGGTGCGCGGTTACCTGGTGAACCCCAGCCTGCCGCCGGGCATCACCTTCTTGGCCGTGAGGATGCGTGCCACCGACAACCTGTCGATGCGCTCCAGCCGCCTGGTCAACTGCCTGGTCACGCGCAAGCTGCCCGTCTGGAATCCGACCACTGGCTGGAGCTCCCCGCAAGCCACCCGATCCATCGCCTGGGCGTTTGCCGATGCGGTTCGGGCGGACTATGGCGCGAAGCTCGCCGACAGCCGAATTGACCTGGCGGCCCTCTACCGGCTGGATCAAACCTGGAACGCCCGGGGCGACCAGTTTGACGCGGTCTTTGACCAGAAGGTCACGGTTTGGGAAGCGCTGACTCGCATCGCCCGCTGTGGCCGCGCTGTGCCTTACCTGCAAAGCGGTGTCGTACGCCTGGTGCGTGATGAACCCAAAACGCTGCCGGTGGCCCGATTCACCACCGCCAACATCGTCAAAGGCAGTTTCAAGCTGCAGTACGTCATGCCCGGTGAAGAGACGGCCGACGCAGTGACCGTGGAGTTCTTCAATCCCAAGACCTGGAAGCCCTCTGAAGTGACCGTGTCACTGCCCGGTTCCACTGAAGCCAACCCGGCCACGGTGAACCTGTTTGGCTGCACCAGCCAGGCCCAGGCCATGCGCGAGGGCAAGTACATCGCCGCTGCGAACCGTTACCGGCGGCGGCTCATCAGCTTTCGCACCGAGATGGAAGGCTTGATTCCGACCTTCGGCGACCTGATCGCCATCAGCCACGACATGCCCGCCCAAGGCACAGAGGGCACCGAAGGCAGCACAGCAGGGGAGAGCGCGGACGTGCCCTGGAGCCAATTGGCCCGGGTCATGGCCATTCGCCCAAGGGGCGAACAGGTCGAGATTGCCTGCGTCGTCGAGCACCCGCTGGTGCACACCGCTGACCAGTAAGTCTGAGAGATACAAACCATCACCACCGGCCCGCCAGAGCAATCTGCGCGGGCCATTTGCTTTGGAGACCGCAAATGACTGACTACCAAATTTCCGAAACCGACGCCGCCATCACCCTGCGCCCGGACGATCTGGATGACCTGCTCACCCGTGCCGCCGAGCGCGGAGCGGAGCGTTGCCTAGCCCACCTCGGTCTGGAAAACGGCCATGCCGCCCGTGACATTCGCGAACTGCGCGACCTTCTCGAAGCCTGGCGCGAGGCCCGCCACACCGCCTGGCAGACCATCATCAAGGTGGCCACCACCGGGCTGCTCGCCGTCATCCTGGTCGGTGCGGCCATCAAGCTCAAACTGATGGGCGGTGCGCAATGAACCCGCTCTTCACCGCCCTGGCGCCCGGGTTATTTGAAGCTGGTGCGCGCCTGATCGACCGGCTCATTCCCGACCCCGCCGAACGCGAGAAGGCCAAACTGGCGCTGCTGCAGGCCGAAGGCCAGCAAGCCCTACAAGAAATGCAGGTGAGCCTGTCGGCCATCCTGGCCGAAGCCAACAGCCTCGACCCCTGGACCAGCCGGGCGCGGCCGACCTTCTTGTATGTGATCTACGGCGTGATCCTGCTGTCGGTCATCGGCAGCATCATCGGCATCTGGTGGCCCGCCGAGGTCTTCCAAGCCGCTGAAAACCTCTCCAAGCTGCTCAACGCCGTTCCCGAGAGCTTGTGGTGGCTCTTCGGTGCCGGCTACCTGGGCTACACCAGTGCGCGCAGCTTCGACAAATGGCGAGGCGCGCCACGCTGACTGCGGCCAGAACAGTCCAACCGATCAAGACCCCGTCTTCTTCATCTGCCTTCCCCGGCAGGTGAGGAGGGCGGGGTCTTTTTGCGTTTCTACGCACGAATTCATACGATGTCATGAGCCGTTCTCCCGCCACTGCGCTACGCTACCCCCATGGAAACATTGATCCCCGCCTTCTTGCGCCGTCAGCGCAATCAGCGACGTCTGACGCTGGAGAACCTGTCTGCCAAGGTGGGCATGTCGCCGCAGCATTTGTCGGAGATTGAGAGCGGCAAGCGCGATCCGCGTTTGTCGTCTATCGAGCGCATGGCGGAGGCGATGGGGATGACCGTGCTGATCGTGCCGGAGGCCATGGCGCCTGAGCTGCGCCGGTACATCGCCCACAACGGCCGCACCTACACCACAAAGCCTTTCACCTCGCAGTCATTCACTGGCCAGCCCAGCACCCCAGCGGGCAAGGCCACCGCTGCCCCTGAACCCACCGGACCCGACCATGCCCCGCAAAAAGCCTGAGCCCGATCACCCAAAGTCCTCGCTGAACTTCACCATCGAAACCTTCGATGCCCCCGAAACCGGCGAGCCCACCCAGTACGGCCGTTTCAGCCGCAACTGGCAAGACGAA